TTCCGGGCTTAAATGTGCCGGTAATGCTCTCCCCAATTCCTTTGCAGATGATTCAATCAAACTCCTCAAATCCGTTGTTTCTGGTGCCTTTGCTAACTGATTCTTGACTTCATTTATGCTTGACATATTATTTCCCCTCCTGTTGGATTTTTTTGTACTCGTTTATTTGAAAGTCCTCAAATTTAAGCCAGCATTTAGAATGACAATACTTTGTTTCATCGCCTTGATAAAAATAGTTGAAATACATCCAATCTTTTTGTTCAGTCCCAACCTTTAGAGTCTTACCACATAGGCAACACCTGTGAATCTCAAAATATTGTCTACTTTTTTCATAATCTACTTGTTTTTCTTTTTTCGTAATAGCATCTTCATTTATCATGGTTTGAACATTGTCTAAAACCTTATATACTGTAAATCCAATAAATAGAGTACCAACTATAATTAACATTGCCTTAAGTTTGTCCATTATTCACCTTCCTTTATCTTTTTAAATCTAAGTTCCCGATATTTTGATTCTTTCACTTCGTGAGCCTTTTTAACCACGTTTTTCCATGTTACCCTATAGATATTCGTTTTACCTGATTCTGACTCTTTGAGTAGGCTTTTAAGCTCGTTCTTATGCTTGTTTACAATATCGGTTAAATTATGCAAGTCCTGATTACACGCCTCAATCTGCTCAATTAACTGGTTCGCTTCATCGGTTAAATCTATTTCTACTGGTTCAGCTACTGGGAACAGACTGCCGAGCGTATCGCTATCGTTTTTGGTGATAGTCATAGGCATAACTTTCGGGACAATGTACGTTTCCCAAAAATGGACAACTCTCTCTATCATCGTATCATACATCTCTTTATCAAAATCAATCCGTTTTTCAAGGTATCTCTGACCGCCACACAGAACAGCAAAATGACCTACTTTACGGCCAGACAGCCCTAAAGCCGCTTGTACCTGGACAATGTAATGAGCAGGAATATCGTCCTCATTCTCCCAATTTTTGTAGCCCCACATATTACACGTTTTAACTTCAACGATTTCATCTGTTCCGGCAACTATGTTATCCAGTTCACAAGATATATAAGGATATTTCGGGTGCGTAAACCGCTTCTTATATGCTATTAGCTTCACGCCGTTCTTTTCAGCGAACTTCTCGGACACTATACGCTCAAGCCGGGTACCCCATTCAACTGCCTCGTTACCTGATAAATCCGGTTCGGGTATTTGTGAAGTTTTTTCCGCCCATAATTGCAAGATAGACTTATATGGGTTCAATCCGAGTATACACGAGATATCTGAACTTCCAATATATCCTGTTCTGTTTTTCATATAGACACCTCCCTGTAAGTTAAATTCCTCAATATTCCACCTATTATTTCCTCATTAACATGAAATATACGCGACAATTTTCTCTTTCCAAACCCAGTAACCATTCTTTCTTTTTTTATCGATTTAACAATATCCACTAATATCTTTCCATATCTCGCTACTTCCTATAAAGCCAGTTCTATCTGACATTATTTTATCCCCCTTTTATTGAGTATGTAAGTTATACCGGTACACCTAGCTAATTGCGGTTTATGTTTTTCGTAACCCGGTATATAAGCAAAAGATGCGTCGTCAATTAAATCATGGACGCATTCAATAAACTTATACTTGTTTGTGTCTGTTTCAACCCAAAATTCAAGTGTTATTCTTTTAAGTTTCATTGTTTTTTTTAACCCCATAAATAAAAATAGGCACTCATGTCGGCAAGGCAAATGACCACCAGGGAAGGTGTTCAACCATGAGCGCCCGTTTCTTGTTTTTGATTTCGTTTGTTTTCATCTGCCTTGCCTCTCAACTTTATTATACATCATGTTTTGAAAAAAGTCAATAGATATTTTTAAAATTGTTCCGATACATAATCTATAAAATCTTTAAGGGTTTGTCAATCATTTTTTTCTCCGTCAGTAAAAAAGAAAATCGCCCTGTTTTATATTTATTCTGTGATTTTAATTTCAATTTTCGATGCCTCATCAATATCATATCCACTTATTCCAGAAAATTTCCTAAATATTATCATCGCTTTAAAAATATCTTTTTCGTTAAGCTCTATAGTGTCAACCTCTACCCCATCAAGCATCAGCTTGTAATAACACTTTTTCATTATTGCCCCCTATCATGCCGGGATTATTGGCCCCGACTTGCCGTTGGTATTCATGCTGATATGATACGCTCAAATCGTTCCGCTTCTCCCCGATAACGTAAATTCCAAGTTCCGATTCGTTTCTTAACCCCATTTTTTTATTACCCTTCAAACCGATTTTGTTGATAACTCCAAATTAAAAAAATGCCCGACTCCCTTAATGTTTCGTTTCATTCTTTCTATTTTGGTAAAACCATTCGACGAAATCTATTGCATTAGATTTCATTGTTTTTCCTGGTATTTTAAAATACCGTTTCAGAGATTTCAATATTTCATATTTCATTTTTACATCAGGCAATTTTTCAATTAATTCTTTTATTGTCATGTTTTATCTCCATTATTTTGTTAAAAAATAATATATTATTGAGATTGTAATACCTATCCCAATCCCGTACAAAAAAGCCTGAAAAAATAGATGCACTGGTAATGCCAATTCTTTTTCTAAAAATTTGGTTATCTTATTCATTTTATTTCCTCGTGTGCATATATATTTTTATCGTCAAAACTATGGTCGATTAAATAATCGGTTACATATCTCGAGTCAATAAACACGTTATAGCCCACGTCGATTATATATATTTTTCTCTCCTTGTCATTAATCCAAATGTTCCAGGCATGCCCGGCCCAACGTTTTCCAATTTTTTTGTACCCCAAAGCAACGCGGACATTGTACCCATTTTGTCGGGCTAGGGCGCAACAAATAACTGCTATATCCTCGCAGTCGCCCCCGTGCAGCCGTAATGTGTCGCTCGCCCTCTGCCAATTATCAAATTCGATGGTGGTTCCCTGTATCAGGTAGACCGGTTCCAGTACCGTGTTTACGTTTTCATGGACAAACGCAATTACCTGATTAATATTTCTCGATTTGTCGTCCGGCACTCTATCAATAAGATTTAGCCATGTGTTTTCGTGCCCTGGATACATGTATCTATCACGCCGCCCTTCAGTCGGGACAGCATCTATTGTCCATCCTAACCAGTTTTCGTGATTTGCCGTACCCTGCGTCGCAACCAGATATTTTACCCGTACCCAGTCAATCAATCCGGCGTGCAAATTTGATACGGATAAAACTAAAAAAATTACTGCGATTTTACATTTCATTTTGTTTCTCCTCATTGCATATTCCGGGGCATGCTTTGCCCCTTGATTTTTATTGTGATAATGCTTTTTGATATGCTTCCTTTTTTGTTTTCGCCCATATACTGCCATTAGCGTATTTTGCTATATAACCAGTAATTCGCCGTTCCCCTGTCCTGGTGTAGTAAAGATAAAAAGCAACTTGCGGAAAACCACCACATTATATTGCTTAACTGAAATTACTCTAATATTTTCCATAAATCCCCCTTTATTCAATTACTTTTTAGGTTCAAGCCCCCAGGGTGACAACTCCCCAGGGGCTAGAATCTGTTGTCAATTATAGGCTATTATCTACTATATATTCACCGCTTTTTATTTTTGCCTCTGTTTCCTTTCTTGTTTCACCCAAAAACAGATTACGATATTTACCAGTGGTTTTTGAGTAATTCCAATCTTTCCCCAGATTTACTTTTCTGTTTTTGTCTATTTTTATTATAATGCTTTTATAACTCTGGAAAAACCTTTCCCCATTATCTCCTTCAATTTCAAACTGGTTCTTAACGTGAAACTGTTTTACTTGCATATTCTTATACCTCTTATTGTTTCCGGTTATCAGTCCGGCTTACTGGTTCCTATTGTTACGCTGTCCTACTGTTATACTCCGCCGTCAATTCCTCGTTGCTTATCTCTGTTACTTCCCATGTTATCGGGTCTGTTAAATAATACTTCTTGAATCCCTGCAATAACATATCGTGTAATTCCTGAGTGCTTAGTTTTTTGCCATGCTTTCACCCCCTCACTTGATTTTTGCTTTCATCTTTTTACCCCCTTTTTTGTCTTAGTGTTTCCTTCTACTATATTATACCATATATTTGGTATAAGTCAAGGGCTTTTTTAAAATATTTTTTATTCCCTTTTTTTTACCTTCTTTTCCGTCTACAAATACATAGCAACTGCTTTCGCACTTCTTGTAACACTTGCTTTAATACTCTTTTTATTACACGGTATTCGTTTACGGTAAAATTTCCTCAACAAGCAAGTAGTTTTGTACTTATAGATAGATTAGATAGATTAGATAAGAAGAACCTCTTGTCGGGTTGTAAATCGGACTCCGAAACAACCAGAGAAAACAAACCGCACTTGCAATACAGGATCGCAGCGCACATGACAAAACATGACATTACATGACATAACGTTGATTTTGTTTATTTCTTGTGTTATAATTTTAGTATGAGCAAAAACAAAATAGTATCTGGACAAAAAGTGAGAGTAGAAATGTTTGATGATTATTCTATTGTTGCGACGATAGAGAAAATGTCAAACGATAGAATTTATTTCCGGCATTATTCAAACGTGGCTTTTTCTGTACCAGTGAGCAAAATAAAAAGTGTTGAGCAAATAAAAAAATTGGACGGTATAAATGGCAGTTAAAAAGCAGAGCAAAAAATATATGGCAAATAAAAAAGACGGGCAGCTCACTGCTGAGCAGGAGCATTTTTGCAGACTATATGCCACGGATTATGACTGCATGGGCAATGGAACACGAGCGTATATAATAGCTTATGGCCTCAACCCTGAAAATCCAAACGATTACAAAACCGCATCAGTAGGTTCAACCCGTAATCTGGACAAACCCCACGTTATAGCCAAAATCAACCAACTACTTGACGCAGAAGGCTTAAACGACTTAAACACGGACAAGCAACTCCTGCACCTGATACAACAGCACGCCGACAAACCAACAAAACTTAATGCAATCAAAGAATACAACAAAATGCGGGGAAGGATTATAGAACGTTCTCAACTGGACGTGAATAACAAACAAACCGTGGTTGAAATCGTCAAACAGTATGCCACGCCAAGGCCCTCAGAGCTGGACAATAGCGGCAATATACCAGAAAATAGCGAGCTTTTATCTGAACCGCTTATTAATAGCGATAATGCCGACAATCAAGCAGGCACAGGTTCGCAAGGTGGGGGGGAGTCGTCAAAGTGAATACTATTTTTGAGTATAAGCCCTCTCCGTTAACTTTCCAAAAAATCAAGAAACTCGTTTTTATCCTTTGCAGTCATATCCACAATAGCCCTATTTGGCGTTCTAATAGCCTTAGAATTGATTGGACATACAAGCAAGCAGATGTACAGGGGTCTTTTAAAATAAGGCGTACTGGGTGCAATCTGTAAGGGTACTTGAAATTTCAAAAAAAACGATATTTTAGAAAAGGTGATTTAGAATGCGTAAAATACAAAAATGTTGTTGGGTAGCAAGGGAATCGAAACGTGGTTGGACTCTGACCTTTGACTATGGGTTTGGTAAACGTAGCTTAGGTTTATTTGCTGATAGCGAGGAAAGCGTTAAGAAGATATTGAAAGCGAATATAGTTTTTGTTCACAAAGGATAAAATGGAAACGAGCCGGCATTTATTGAAACTAAGTCCGAAACAGACATTAGCGTGGGACACGTTGATGAGTGAAGAAGTTGAGGATTTACTTTACGGCGGCGCAAAATCCGGGGGTAAAAGCGTAATGTTATGTATCTTTGCATACAACTACGCAAAAATGATAATTGATATGGGTGATTTAAAGCCTACTAAGTATCCGTTGCCTGTTGGATTTTTGGGTAGGAAACAAAGCACGGATTTTATGGATACGACGCTTGAGAGTTGGAAGAAGATAATCCCGCAGGACTGTTATGAAATCAGGGTGCAGGATAAAGAGATAGTGATTGATAACACCGTCAAAATCCAATATGGCGGTTTGGATGATACCGATACAGTCAAGAAATTCAATAGTGCCGAGTATTTTTTTGCTTGTATTGATCAGGCAGAAGAAGTTTCAAGAGATGATGTGGGTATGATAAAAGGCACGTTTAGGTCAAAACTCAATGGATTGGCTATACCGTTCAAACTTTTACTTACAGCGAACCCGGCTGATTGTTGGTTGATGGACGATTTCATAACCAAGAAATTGAAAGGCAAATCTTTTGTCCAAGCCTTACCGAGCGATAACACGTTCATTGATAACGAGAAATATGTTGAGCGGTTAAAAGAAACATGGAAACACAGGCCGGAACTGATAGATGCTTATGTGTACGGGAAATGGGAACAGTTAAAAGGGTTTGTTTTTATTGTTACCCGTAAGATGATGACAGACGCTTTCCGGGTAAAAGCACAGGTATTATCCCGCCATAAAATCATTGTTGCTGTTGACCCTGCAAGATTTGGTGATGATGAAACGGTTATCTACGTTGTTAAAGATAACATGAAAATATATGAACGGATATTGTTTAACAAATCTACTATGGATACAGCCGGGCATGTTTGTCAGATAGCAGAAAAATATAATGCAGGATTGATAGTAATAGACACAATCGGAGTTGGTGGTGGAGTATATGACCGGGTACAGGAACTGTCAGATATAAGAGTTGTATCTTGTAACAGTTCAGAAAAGGCTACAGAAAATAATACAAATAAGTATCTTAACCTGAGAGCAGAGATGTGGGATAACGTAGCCCAGATGTTGACAAACCAGGTTGTTCCGATATGCGAACTTGACGAAGAATTGACCCGCGAATTAACGAGCGTCAAATATGAATTTAAAAACGGTAAAATGAAAGTTGAGGGGAAAGACGAGATAAAGAAAAGGTTAGGCAAATCGCCCGGCAGAGCAGACGCTTTTGTAATGGCTTTACAATACATTAAGAACACTCCATATGTTGATGATGACGATAATGACGGTTATTTTATTAATCTTGCTGGAACACAAAAAAACGCTGTTGTAGGATATTAAATACATAAAAAGGAGTTATTAATGGATTTAATTGAAAAAGACGGGCAGATAAAAAGTGCTGTTGAAAAAGCTTTAGAAGGACAGAATCCTACACACTTACAGGAATCTGTTGATGTTCCTGACCAGAAGAAAACTGTTATTGTTAAACCAAGAGAATATGTTTTAAAAGCTGAATTGACTGAAAATGAAAAGACAGGGCAGATAGAAAAGCTGCATCTCTCTTTACCGAAAGGGTTAGATAAAGAGAACAATGAGATTTATGGGTCAGCTGATTTGGATAAAGCGTGTTTTCTTTTACAGGCATTACAGAATCAGGTTAATATGGCAATGGCTATCCAGTTACGCCCGCAACAGCCGATAATACAGAAACCGAAAGATAATATATTCCAGAAAGGGTTAGGAAAAATAATAGGGAAGAGGTGATTTAATATGCCACAGCAAAGAGTTTTAGCGTCTTTAGCACAGGAAACAGGTAACCCTGAAGTGTTAGGCGGGGAAGTAAAGCAGGTTAAAGGGAACAAAAAGAAAGTAAAGAAAGGCGGAAGGAAATATAAATAAAATGCCAGAAATTAAAGATACCAATCCAGACAATGTTCAGTTACAACCATCAAAAAAAGCTGAGAAACTTTTAAGTTATAATTATGGTACACCCGTAAATTTAACTGAAGAAGAACGGCTGATATTGATAGCTGAAATTGAAAAACATATTTCCTATGTTGAACGCCGGCGTACGGAACTGGGGTTGCCTAATGATTGGCGTGAAGCACGCCGTGCGTATAATACTGAGAAAGAAGCAAAGACTTTCCCATGGAAGAATTGTTCAAATTTGGATATACCTGTTCTTGCAATGAGTACCGACGTAATGACTGTTAAGGGTATGACCCAGATGTTTGGTGCGAACCCGACAATGATCTTACGTCCTCTGCCTGGCGGTATTGAGGTTGGAGATAACGGGCAACAGATATATAGTGACATAAAATCTAAAGAGAACGTGATTGAATATAAAACAAAAGAAGAGATGCAGATTAAGAGAAAAACCCGTCCTTTAGTAAAAGACGCTATACTTATCGGAACGTCTATCGGGAAACTTAAATATCGCAGGAAAGTTGAATATGACGCTGAGTTTGTTGAAATATTTGACCCGATAGACATTATAAAGTTTAGTGAAAAGTTTATTGATGATGAAGGGACATCGGAATATAACGAATATTATGATAGGCTTCTTACTGGTGAAACAGTTCAGGTAGCGTACAAAAAAGATGATGTCCAGTACGATAACCCTGATTTAGAGTATGTTAAATTAGAGAACCTGTACGTTGACCCGGACATTGAGAAATTTGAAGACCAGGCTGTAATCCCGGAACTAAAAGAATATACATGGTTTAAATTGATGGAACTCGCTAATCAGGGATTGATAGATAAAGAACCAATACTTAAACTCAGGGAAACAGATAAGGACATATATAGTTCAAAAAAGTATAAAGTATTTGAAGTTAATTGTTATCGCCAATATGGGGATAACTCAAAACAAAAACGTATTATATTTACATATCTCCACGATACAAAAGAAGAACTGAAATGTATAACATATCCATACGCGCATAGGGAACCCTATTACCATAAATATGTTATTGAAGATATCCCCGGCTCGTTTTATGGGCGTGGTCTTTTTATTAAGCTACGTGATTCAATTGCCGCTTTAAACGGGTTATGGAACCAGACAATAGATGGTGGTACAATCCGTAACGCACCAATGTTTAAGATTAAAAGAGGGACAAAACTTGACCCAACAATTAAACGGTACGGGCCAGCTACCGGAATAATGGTAGAAAATACGACTGATATTGAAGAATTTAAGATTACAGGGTCGGGGATGGAAATGCTTAATTTCATATCCCGAATTGAAAGATATTGTGAATGGTTAAGCGGAGTAAGTGCATATATGAGTGGTCGGGAAAGCCCGGGCGACCCGAACGCACCAGCATCAAAAGCGTATATGTTGTTAAAAGAGTCTAATCTTCGGGTAAGTGAAGCAATAGATATGTTGCATAATACCAACAAAGACGTATATCGCCAGTCAGATGCTTTAATATACCAATACAATGAAAGCGATTCAATAGCATATAATACCATTGAAGGGGACACGATTAATGTTAAGTTAGTCCCTAAAAAGGTTATGGGTATTAAAGTTGTGTATATCCCACAGTTAAGCGATACAGATGTCAATGAAGATTTATCTAAACAAAGACTTATGCAGGTTATCCAGTTCTTACAGACATTACCGCTTGTCCAGCAGACGCAGACATCACAAAGAGCGTTTGCGGAAGCGATAATTGAGAAAGAGGGTGGATTGATAGCGAAGTTAAAAAGTAGGATTATTGGTGAAGAACAACAGCCTTTAGCACCAATGATACCACAGGTTGAATCTACTGGTGGGGTAAACAATATCCCGATATTGCCAAACTCTGTTCCACAAAGTCTGGGCGGCGAGACTCCGGCTTTTAATGTGCCGGTACAATAAAACTATGAATCTTAACCAAAAAGAAGTTGAGAAACAGTTTAGAAGTTTGAAAGCAATTTGTAGGGAAATAAGAAAGTTTATTGCTGATGAAAGGTATGGCGGGTATAGGTTTATGCTTACCACTCTGCTGGATTATAATAAAGGGCAGAGAGATGCGATTAAACGGAATGTAAAAGATAATGATGAGTACCTGCGGAAAGCGATAGAGTTTGACTCAAAAATTGAAGTGTTAAACGAAATACTTAATAAACCAGAAAAGATTGAACAGAGGTTATCAGAGTTTAAAGAAGAACTGAACCCCAAAAAGGAGAAACAAGAAAATGAGTAATTTTATTAAAATAAAATATGATTATATAGATTTGGATAAGGTTTGCAGATTCGAAATATTTAACAATGGACTTGAATTGAATTTATCAGGTTATCTAAAATCGTATACCCGTGATGATGATGGGTATGATAATTTAGAAAATAAATTGTTGAGTTTGTATAAGGAGAAAACTGATGAAAATGGTTGATTTGTCAAAAGAACAGGGGTGGATGAATAATATTGAGCTTGGGTCAGATAAAATTGAAGAAATAGCTGATTTTAATGTTGACGATAAAGTTGAACTGCACATTATATGTAAAGTTAAAGGGGTAAGGAAATGCGAAGAAAATGATATGCCAATACCTGAACCCAGCGATAAAGATGAAGAGAAAAAAGAAGATAAGAAACCTAAAGAATATATTAGAGCTGATATGCAGATACTTGAATGCGGGATTATGAACGTAAAAGAAGATAGAGTTAAAGCAGAAAAGATGGGGATGGATTATAAGGATTACAAAGAAGTACGAGCAAAAGTTGACAATAAAAAAAGTTCTGAAAAGTAAGAGTCAGTAAACTTTTTTGTTATTCCTCCCACTTGCAGGGACGGTAAAAAAAACGCAAGTAAAATAAACGAATAATAAAAAGCGAGGAACACGAACATGGTAAAACAGGTCATTGAAAATTCGGCAACACCAGCACAGGAACCGGTACAGGAACCAATTAAATCTCTTGAAGCACCAGTAGTGAATAATGTTCAGGAACCGGTTAAACCAGAGGTAAAAGACCCAAATATGTTTGACGAGAGAGGCGTACCTTGGAAAAATGTCGCTTATGAAAATAAACGCAGAGTTGAAGAAGTAGCGTCAAATTTCAACGAAAAAATCAGGTCGTTGGAAGATAAAATGAGCAGACAACAAAAGGAACGTCCAATTGAGTCATGGGAAACACCACCTGCTGAACCGAGTGTTAAAGCCGAAGACGTGGAACGAATTGCTGAAGAAAAAGCAAATAAGATGATGGCTGAACGTGAAAAATGCGAAAGAGATATGAACACTTATTTGAATAATTCTCAGCAACTTGACCCATACGTTTCAAAGTATCGTAGTGAAATTGAGTCGAGATTATCGGTATATGAAAGAAGGTATCGTGCAGACCCGACAGTCATACAAATGGTAGTTAATGAAGTTAAAGGCGACCATATCAACGATATTTTGAAAGAAAGGGAAGCGTCGTTTAAACCTGCAAAACCAGTAGAGAAAAGGTTATCGCAAGTTAACCCGACATTGCTGTCAACGCCGTCAAGTTCAGGAAAAGAAGAAACGCTTACGGAAGATGAAAAGAAGTGGGCTGATGTCAGGGGATTGAGAGAGGTTAATGGCGGTAAGTTGACTGACCCTGAGATTAAAGAAATTTTGAATAAAACAAAGAAGAAATAAAAACAAATTGGAGGTAAAAAAATATGCAAAGAAACTCGTCAATAGTAAAATGCGGGTGTGCTAACCCTGAAAGAAGGGTTGTCATATCTAAATGCGGACTAAACGCAAGTGAAGTCTGGTATCAACAGTCCGGTCATTGGATGGGTGCTGATGGTTCAGGGTATTTAGCCCTATGTACTGATGGTACAGAAAACATGATTGGTTGGGGTGAATATGGCCCGAACGCTTCTACTTCCAGTTCAACTGCTGGTGCAGATGTTGTTGACCTTGATGTCTCTTTTGAAACCCTTTATTGGATGCCCGCTTCTGCGACCGGTGTTGCTGTAACTGAAGCTACCCTTAAAGCGGCTTTATTTGAAACGTGCGACCTTTATGTAACCGGAAATATCCAGTACGCTGATATTGGTACTGCCACGGATAAGGTGTTCCTGATACTTGATTATAGGTATTTGGGAGCTACACTTGGACAACAGTTTGTTCTTGTGCAGAGAGTACCTGTAAGTATAACCAACGACTAATTTGTTGTTAAAAGAAACTAAAGAAAATGGAGGAATTTAAATATGATTATATTATCACAAGACCTCGTTAAGGGGTTTTACAAAGACGCATATACGTATTCACTTGAATCGTATAACCAGTTGGAAGAAAAATGGCCGTTGTTCATAAACCAGATTGATGTCCTTAATGGCGACAATCAAGGCGATTTCTGGCAGAGAACGACTGTCGTTGATGATGGTCTGTTTGACGAAATTGGCGAATCTGATGGTTACAAATCAGGTTCTATCATTGAAGGATATACAGCGTACGGAAAGATTATGACCTACGCTAAAGCGAAGAACTTCACAAAACGGGTTCTGAACAATATCCCGAAAATGAAATCAATAGTAAAATCGTTTTCAACGAAGATGGGCGCACAGGCGAAAAAGACACGTGAAACATATTTCGCTACCATTTTCAATAAAGGCGGATTTACTTCTGGCGACCCGATAATGGACGCTTACCCGGACAGCAAGGCAGTTACACCTTCGTACCGTAACCTTGCTTATGATAATAAGCCCTATTTCACTCGTTCAGGTAACAACAGGAGTTCAAAAGGCGGAGCGACGTATTATAATGCGTTTGCTCTTACTCTTGACGCTGAAAATTTTAAGACCGTGTATAACCACGGTATGACCATGAATAACAGAGAAGAAGATGATACAAGGATGGAAGTAGCTCTTGATACTCTTCTTGTCCCGGCAGGTTCTCAGACATTTACTGCTAAAGAGATACTCAATTCTACCCTTGCCCCGTATTTGTCTACAAACACAAATAACGTTCTTAAAGGTATAGTTGACGTTATTGATTGGCATTACCTGACCACAGCGGCATCGTGGTTTCTGTTACAGAAAAACATGGGATTGGACGCATTGAAAGCTGAAGAACCAATGATTGATTTCTTTGAAGATAAATTGCACCGTTGTTATTGGTTAACCGGCGAATTTGATTGCGGACACCTGTTCTGGAACTGGAGATTCATGCTGTCTTCAAGCGCACCGACTTCTTAATTAAAAAAATAGGATATATGAGTGAGGGTGGAGAACCCACCCTCGCCTATATTAAAAAAATGAACCTTGATAAAGTTGTTAAAATGGATAACTGCGTGATATGTAATTTTTTCTGCCAGGTAAAAGAGATTAATGGGGAATCTTACTGTTCACTTCATTATCCGAAATATAAGACTATATTTCCGAAAGCAAAAGAGAACGCCAATAAATGGGAACACGAGCTGAACGATTTACGGGAACTTATTTCAACAGAGGAGATAGACGCTGATGCCTGAAAATGTATTTGATAGAGAAGAAGGGAAAGAAGCGTTTACTGTCATTAACGAAGAACTCGTGAAGACGCTTGTTCAGAATAAAGGGTTTGAGATTGTTGGAGAAATCGGGGATAATATAGTTGAAAAGAAAGAATATACTTTATGGGGTTTTCGTGAGAACCTGTCTAAACGGGAACTTAAAGGTATAGACGAAAACGAGCTTTATCAGGAAAAATCTAAATATAGGGGGATATATCCAGATGAAAGGTTCAAAAAGCACAGACGTGCAAAAAAGCCCGAATACCTCACAAAGCGTATTGGGAGAAGAAAAAACTATGTCGGAAAGTTTAGTTAGAGTTATCAATTTGAAGTTGTCGGACAAACTTCAGAAGTACGGGTATAACGTACTTTCAATTACTGGCGGTCAGGTTCTTTCACAGCCGATGTCGCATTGGTACAAACTATCAATAGACGACGTTAAAACAAGGGTTGACAGTGAGAATAAAGCGATATTTAACGCTGAAGAAATCAACCAGATAATGCCGGTAGAAAAGGTTGAGAACACTATCATAAACACAAAGGATGTATTGAAGTCTTTTATATCCAAAAGAACGACAATAGACGAGAATATAAGTTTCAAAGATAAACTTATGTCAGGCAGTTCAAAAAATGAACCAGTTGACGAAGATGGAGAATAAATTCAAAGAGAAGGAGGAAAATAGTATGCAAAAAACAAAGTATCTGGTTATTGCGATTTTGCTAGCTTTAACTTGTTCAAACGTATTTGCTGTAAAACAGACCATTGATAGAACTGAATTGTTTGTTACTGGTATTGATAACCAGTTTTTAGTCAGGAGCGATGGTTCAATTCTCAGTTCCGGTGGTGTAGTTAATTGCTATCAGGAATGGAATAACCCATCAGTTTCCACAACGGTGGTCTATTTGAATGTCAAAGTTGCTACCACAACTCTTATTAGCGGTGGTTCAACTTATTCAAATGTAGTTCAACCTACTGGAAGTCCGGCATTAAGTAATGTAGGAAGATGTATTTCAGCCGCATTTAATTTTGATGTAGGTAATGGCACTCACACTGCGATGGCTGGGACTCTTACTATTACTGGTATTAGTTCGAGAGGGAATCTCGTATCGGAAGTTGTTACTCTTTCTTCTGGCATGGCTTTCTCAAACTATGGGTATGTTACCATCAATTCGTTAGTTGTTGTTATGACGAGTTGTGCTGGAGAACTTGCCCAGACTACTGTAAATGTATTTGTTGGTTATGGCGATAAGATTGGTTTGATTAATGATGTTATTAATTCTGCTGATGTCTATAAAGTGACAGAAGCTGGAGTTAATACTACTACATATGTAGTTGATCCAACTTACGACACAATTGATTTTGTTACAAACCCTGACAATACAAGTGATTATCAGGTTTATTACAGAGCAAAAGGCAGATAAATATTTGAGGGCTGTTAAAAGCCCTCATTTGTTATTATAACCTATATATAGAAGTATATGGTAAATTGATTTTATATAACAATAAAAATGTCGGAGGACAAAAAAAGTGAAAAAAATAGTTCTGGTTCTTATGTCAATGTTTCTTGTTGCACCCGTATTTGCTGGCGGATTACAAACGGTTACAAGTAAAGGGAACGCTTTAGTTACTTATTCTGTGTTGGTAGGTTCTAATGGCGTTATCCAAGGAGACCAGCAGTTTGGTTTTCCTATGGGTAATGTAATTGCTTCTACTACGAGTTGGGGTAATAGAGGTATAGCAACTTTACCAATAATATCTTCAACAACATATACAGGTATTCTTGACTGGAATATTGAACCTATCAGCGGTGGATATGACATATATTGGTCAACAATGTCAAATTTCAATGCAAGTGGGTATAGATGTAATTTGATAAAAGCCGGAGAAAAAAAGGCTATTGGTGGCAGGAATAACACTGCTATTTATGGTAAAACTTTAAATGCTACTGGAAACCTAACTACCGTATACATAATACTTAATATTGACGAGGTAAAATAACAATGAGAAAACTATTTATTGGTTTTTGTGTACTATCTATTGGTGCATCGATTTATGCCTGGGAAAATACTTGTCCGTATATTGACCCGAACGCCCCAGCATTTAGTGGAGCAGTAAAATTTGGGATTAAAACATCAGCACAACTCGGTCTTATTACACCCATTGCCGGAGATATGTACCAAAATTCAGATGACTCGTATGCTATCTATATAGCGAGTGGTACAGGTATAGGTCAATTCTATTGTTGTTATGATAGAACCAAAGGGCCTACACTACCATAATATTAAAATATTAGACTGATTTTTCATATAAAAACCACATTTACGAAAGGAAAGGATAATGACGATTGGAATTGTTATAGCAATAGGCAGTCTGATTGTTTCAGGTTTAACGTATTGGGAACACCGAAAGAGGATGATTAAATGGGAAACAAATTGTTTGTCAACATTGCAGGGAGAAGTAAAATCATTGCAAAAAGATACAGTTGAAATAAAAGAAAATTTAAAAGATTTTAAGAATACATACTGGAATAGATTTGATGAAAAGATGGGAGAAATAAATACTAAAGTTGATAAAAACAAGGATGAAGTTACAAGGATTGACGAGTGGATAAGACTTGCTGAAAAACGGATGAATGGTAAAAGATGAACCATAAACTTGAAGACATAATCTATTTGACAAAATCTTATATAAGTGAAGTCATTGAAGATATAAAAGAATGGCTGGATAGGACATTTAACCACTTATGAACACTATAAACTGGAAGAATCCCGAAGCAATGATAAGTACCCATTTTAGTGTGAAAGAGGCATTATGGCTACCGCGGTGGTCTACAATGCACATTCCTGATGAGAAAGACCAGGAATTTATCATTGAAACAGCTAAACGCATGGATATGGTCAGGAACTTCTTAGGAAGCCCGATTATACCCTTTTGCTGGATAAGGCCCTATTCTGCCAATTGCCCGGATAGCAAGTATCACGGAATGGATTACAACAAACTGGTTGGTGGGGCACAGCAAAGTATGCACCTTTGTGGCGGTGCGGTTGACTGGTATACTACCGAATCCTGCGATATAATAAGAGAAAAACTTGTACCAAAGTTAGAAGAATTTAATATACGAATGGAAAACTTGCCAAATGCAAATTGGATTCATTGCGATATAAAATTTGTTGGATATGGGATGAACAGATATTTTATTCCTTAAAAGGGGGAAACATGGATTTGATTAAAAAGTTGGAAGGCAAGAAGTCAACGATTGCGTTGTGTGTTATTGTGGTAGCTGTAATTTTGCAGAATTTTGGTATTGCAATTCCTGATGGAGTTTGGCAGTTGCTTGGACTTGTTTTCGGAGGAACAATGCTTGACAAGTTTAATCGTATTGCTGGCAAGACATCAGAACTTAAAAAAGATATGGAAGATATAAAGAACAAATGAAAACAAAAGGGTTCAATCGACCCATTAAAGGTACGTCCTTGGCATCAGTATTTATACTGGTGTTGTCATTATTCCCCTTATTGGGGTTTGTAGATTTTCCTCAGACAGGTAATAAAGAAACTATTGGGATGAAAATAGAAGACCAGATTATGACTATCAGCAGTAATCAGGTTAGAGGGGAATTAAACGTCAAAGTTGACGATGGTGCAGTTCAGGGTAAATTGGAAGTATTCAAAAATTTCAATAGCCCGTTTGTTCAGACAGATATGATTGAAATAACAGCATATCAGAATCAGAGCGATAAAATTAAGACGTTTGAAGAAACCAAGACATTCTATAATGATGGGAAACAAAAATCTCATACAATAAAGACATCTGAACCAATAGAAAAGACTGTACCAAAAGGGATATTGAGTGATTTTAATTTCCCCAGTTGGCTCAATACTTTAATATTGATTATTATCGGTGGTGGATTGATTAGCAAAAATTATGATATTCATGGCAAAATTATAAAGTTGATTAAATATATTGTATTAAAAATAAAGGCGTACTGGGGGAGTAAATGAATTTAACTTCAAAGGTTCTTGGTGGATTGTTAGCGTTATGTGTTTTTTTTAGTATATGGCTTACCACGAGTTATTATAAAGTGAAAGCAGAGAATGTAACTTTACAGACTGCACTATGTAACCCTGCTACAGTTCAAAACCCAAAAGTGTTATATAAAGAAGTAGTTAAGTTCGTACCGAAAAATGTTAGTAAAGAAGTTGATATGTCTGAACAGGAACGTAAGAGTTTTCAGTCGGTTATAGAATACATGAACCAGAATATGGTTATGAAAGAGAATGTTAAGGATATGGGCGAAGTCGTGAATAGTGAAGGGTTATCTGACATGGAACGCCAGTCATATAAAAGCGTTATTGCCTACCTATATTCAAGGTTAGGCGATTATGAATGTACTACAGAGATAGAATATGATGGTGGAACAATAAGTATGCCAATAGTGCCAGTTACTCCCGTAAAGGTAGACGCTATAACTAACGACCTGAAAAATACCCTATATTTAGGGTATCAGGTGAAAGGTGGAAATGTTGAGGTTGGATATAACCGGAAACTGTCAAAAAGGTTTAATGTTTTAGGTACAACCGATTTTGATAAATTTGCTATATTAGGCGGATACTCGTTCGGGAAATAAAACCAATGAAAAAACTGATAACGCTGTACCTGTTGATTGCGTGTAGTACCATATCTTACTCAATGACAAGGCAGGATATTGAGAACGAGGCAAGGCGGTATGTTCGGGACACTAATACGGACGTTACGAAACAGAGATGGTCGTCAGGCACGATTACGTCCCGCCAGGAAGATGCTCAAAAGGACATTGTATCTAAAACCAGGTGTTTGCAGCAGAACACGTTTATAACTCTCGCTTATGACCAGCAAGGGTACGCATTGCCAGACGATTTGTATGTCATTAACAGGGTTGCTTTAACCACCACCGCCAGTTCAACGACTGTTCTGATGTCAACAGGTGCGTTTAAAAAGATTGATAGGTTCTCAATACTTGGGCTTGACAGCGATAGCTCGTTCTGGGAACAGCAAGGGGTGGGTCAGCCAACCAGATACTTCATTATCGGGTCAAGTATCTGCCTTGTACCAAAACCGTCAGTAGGGTATCAGGGTACAAACAGGTTAAAACTTACCTATGTCCCCAAACCTGACGATTTGAGTACGTCAACTTCTGTTCCGTTCAAGGGTTATCCGAGTCTTTATCCGTACCATATCCTTATCGCCTATTACGTTGCCTGGCATTGTTATATGGATACCGGCGATTTCACGTCTGCTACGTTTTATCAGTCGTTATACTACAATTCCATGGCACAAATGGTGAAAGAGATTGCTATATCCAGTTCGGACGATTGGTCACCCAATCTTTCCTTTAGGGGTATTACTGAAGAAAAATGATAAAAAAAATATTACTTTCTATATGGTTATTGTTTGCCATAAGCATATTATCTCATTCTGAACAATTATCAATTCGGGATATGTCAGGTGGTTTGGTGGATAAATTAAGCCCTGATGCTATTCCAGATAATGCCTGCCAGGACATATCCAATTTCTTTATAGATGACAGCGAGGATATTGGCTTAGTCAAGCGGAGAGGCTATACCAAAGATAACTCTGTTTACTTCGGTTCTGCTCCAGTCCGTAACATCTACGAGTATTCAAAACCTTCCGGTGAAGTATTTAAGATAATCCTATCAAGTAATTCAATATTCTACGATAGCCCATCAAATGTCATTACAGCATCATGGTCTGGAAACAACGAAACAAGCGTTTTAACATGGCTTGGCGAGGTCTTTTTCATCAATTCAGCCCAACCACTCACTTCATGGGATGGGAACGGTTTAACCACCTATACCGGTGCCCCACAAGGCAGTTTAGGCATTGTTTATGGGAATAGGCTCATAATCTCAGGTCTTGTTGGTAATAACAGCGTTATTTACTGGTCAGACATCAATAATGCCGCAACTTGGGATTTAACTTATAACGTAGACTATATTGGCAGGGCAGATAATGACTTTATTACTGGATTATACGTTTTTAATGGAAATCTATACGTTTTAAAGCGTCATGCCATATATGTAATTCTTGGAGAAGACCCGACAAACTGGACTATCCGTAATGTTACCAACGAGTTTGGGTGTGTGGATTACCGGTCAATTCAGATTTTTAACAACTATCTCTACTTTTTATCTCATAGGGGTATTGAAAAATTTGATGGCATGGGTTCATTGAAAGTATCAGATAAAATAGATAATTTGGTACACAAAAACACAAGGCAAGTAAACTCATACAAATCGTTTTATTCAATTAATTCGTCAGGCGATTGGGGTAAAGGGAACTATGCTTCTACTCAGATAGATACGACAACAAATCCGGGGTTCCTGCAACTTCCAGCACCATATTTCAAAACAGTCGCAACAATAGATTCAGGAGTTAATTATACTGGTGTTACTGCTGATCCTTTAGGTAATCCGCATTTTGTTTACCATATAAGCAATACTCTTTATTACTCATCATATACAACATCAAGTGATACACTTTCCCCCTATGCTTTGGATACGGAGCAAAGCATCACTACGACACCGAGATACGAGGATATAGCCATTGACTCGCTTGGTAACCCCCATATTTGTTGGTATACCCACGATAGAAGTCTGAATGATGCACTAAGACTTTATTATTCTTCATTTACTCCGGTAAAAGGATGGACTAATCCAAAGATTCCAATAACAGCTGATACGAGTACATCGGGGTGGTATTGTAAAATAGCCATTGATTCATTAAATAACCCACATATAGCGTATTATGATGGAAGTGATTATTATATAAAGTACACATCTCACACACCAACAACCATAGGGTCACTTGGGTGGACATATCACGCAATATTCAAAAACGGTTTTTCAGAACAAAATCAGATTAATATAGATATAGATAAATCGAGTAATACGCACATAGTTTGGATTGATACTGCTGGAAACAAAATGAAATATGCAACATCTGCGACTTCATTTACCGTAGTTGAGCCGACATCGCTGGTTTCTGCTTTTGCATACCCTGATATTAAGGTTGATTCTATAGGTAGCCCTCATATAAGTTGGATAGATTCAGGGAATAACTATCTATACTATTCTTCAAAAACAGCGACCTCGTGGACAAACAATGCAGTAGATACAATAAATTCTTATTCTAATACCAACATTGTTTTAGATGGTCAAAATAGACCATGTGTTGTTGCATTTTTAACCATAAATTTCTTAAAATCTTTTGTATTTGATTATAATTATGGTTGGATTAGTAGTGAATTGGTAAATATTGCGTATGCTGATTATCCCGAAGTATACATGGACAAATCAAATGTAGCCCATGTTATTTGGAGAGATACGAATAATTCTAATTCCTTGAATTATTATCAAGGCGGATTTGCCGGAGTATACATATCCACACCCATAAACATAGGCTCATTATGGGCTGGATGGAGCACATTTGAATCGGAGCTATACCCGAATGGTGGTAGCACTCTATTCTTTGTAAGGTTTGGAACTTCAACTACTTCCTTAACTAATGCAACATGGAACTCAATAAGCAACGGAGATTTGATTACTGGAACTACCCCATATATTCAGTATAAAATAGTAAATTCTGTTAATCGTATACTTTCAAATCCGCAAATAGGGAATGTCTCAACAAGTTGGTGGGAAAGCTCTAAGTTTTATCCCTGTGCTTCAGCAATATATATTGATAGATACTGGTTATCTGTTTCAACAATCAATAGCACAGAATCAAATAATACGGTAATAGTAATGGATGGTAAAAACAATTTCACGAAGTTTCAGGGAATTGAGGCGTATTGTTTTGGGATATATAAAAATGCTCTTTATTCCGGCTCTGCATTAAGTGATGGATGGGTTTATAAACAGGACGTGGATGATACCTATTCTGATGATGGCAGGCCCATAAACGCCTATTGGATTAGCAAGGATTATGATATGGGCGACAATAACAAGGAAAAATCATTTCAGACTATTTGGACTACTATCAAAAATAATGGTGGAACTTATAGTTTAGATTATGCTCTTGATTCCTCTACATGGAACTTCATAAACAAAGCGTCAACGACTTTATTGAATGACAGTGAACTGCATATTGAAAAAGTTAATATGCCTCAAAATGTTAGGGGACGTAACATAAAATTCAGGGTGTCAAATAATGACACATATAAGATTAACCTTAGAAGGATAGAAACTAACTTCATAATGGAAAATTTAAGATGAAAAAAATAGTTATGATAATTATGGTATTCAGTTCAATATCTTACGCCAGAGTCCCCTATCAGATTATTAAACTTGATAATAGGCTTGATTTCTCATACTTAAACGAGGATTTCAATTATTTGGATAATGCCATAAGAAGTCTTGATATTACGGTTTCCAGCACAACTGGTCAAAGCGGTTCAGTTGCTTATTCTTTAAATAGCGGTAAACTTGGTGGATATTTGCCGTCATATTATGCCACACTAACGCAGTTAAACACGGAGATAAGCAACAGGTCAGCCGGTGATACGGCTAACAGCAACGCTTTAAACACACACAAAACAGCTGATGACCATACACAATATATTACCACGGGAACAAGCAGGGGTGCTCAAACGATTAGTTCTGCTTTGACAATCGGTTCCGCTAGTCAATTCACGGCAACTGGATTAAGCCAACTACAAGGCGGATTACAGACAAATGCTTTAGACACCTATACAGGAGATACTATAGAAATAGCTTCAGCAAAGACACTTAAAGCATACAATAGTAATGGTATTTTTGAAACAAATTTTGCAGCACTTACAAAACCCGCTTTTGGTACATGGATATATGCAACGGGACAGATAAAGAATTATTATGGGATGGGACAGGTAGCAGGAACATTAGGAATAGTGGCGAATGATGAATCTACAGCATCTGGGAAAATAGCATTTTATACAGGTAATTTGAATAGTACATCCGGTTCAATAGCGAGCAGAATGGTAATACAACAAGATGGAAATGTAATAGTAGGTGGTTTAAATGCAACACATAAACTTGAAGTAATAGGCGACGGCATTTATTCAGATGGTTATATAATTGCCAATAGCACAATGGGTGCAACTATAGTAAATGTGTCAAGTGGGACT